TTTCTTGACCTTCTTGGCGGGTTGAGCAACTTGTGGCTGCTCTTCCTCTTTCTTGCCAAAGACGCTACTTAAGAACCCAAGAAGACCTTTGGCTTTCTTTTGTGCTGTCTTAACGTCTTTGACAACTCCATCAACTTCATGGGCAATGTCAGTAACGATTTGCCTCCCCTCTTTATACATTTCACAAGCATCTTTACAGAGCTTAAAAGCCCCGCTTGCAAGTGCAACAAGAGTAAATGGGTCAATTTGTTACTCCGCTGCAGGTGTAGTTGGTGCAGGTGTTTCTTCAACAACTGGTGCAGGTGTTTCTTCACCGACTGGTTCAGGTGTTTCTTCACCGACTGGTTCAGGCATTTCTTCGACAACTGGTTCAGGCATTTCTTCGACAACTGGTTCAGGCGTTTCTTCGCCAACTGGTGCAGGTGTTTCTTCAAGCGCAGGAATAGGATCACCAATAGGTGCGGGTGGTGGCACTATGGCAGGCCCAGGTTCTTGATATTTAGTATGCAAGAAGTCAATAAACTTGTGTAGTTCATCTGAAACATCTGTTTCAAAGTCTTTTAAGTGCTCTCTAATGTCTTTTAAAAATTGCATAAATTACTCCTGTGGTAGTTCAATGGGTGATTCTTTAGGCTTAGCAGCATCTTGAATTGCTTGAATGAGTTGATATACTTCCTGATAAGGACGTGTACCAAGATAACCAAGTACTTGATTAACTGTTTCAATCGGTAGTTTAAGTTCCATCTTTAACTTACTATAGTTTATTCTTTAGGTTTTACATCAGTTACAGATTCAGTTAAAGACTGCTTTAGCATATTTACAAAAGCATCACGACCAACTACAAGTTGATCTACATTGAATTTTGCAGAATTTGTTTTTCTTTCTAGATCATCAATATGAGCTACAAGAATTTTTTGTTGTTCACTAAAATTATCATAGTCATACTCAACGCCATCAATCGTGATTTGGGGTTTTGTGTTGTTGCCCATTTCATTTTCCTTTGATTTGACACCAAGATCAGGTGGTGACTTCCTGTTTTAATTTTTGTTTAGCTCCATGTTGCCGTTGGAACAGTTGGAAATGTTGCAGGTGTTGTTGGGGGATTAACACCAATTGCACGAACAACACTTCTATATGTTAAAAATTCTGCTTGATTTGTCAAATGTGGATTTGAAACAGCAGGGTCAGCAACACTAGCAATTGCAGTCCAATCAGTCGCAGACAACAATGCAGAGGCTTGTGCGATATTTTGGGCTTGAATTTGTTGACCTTCCCATACAGGATAAGCTGCATCAAGTTGTGCTTGTGTTGGTTGTGCGCCTAATTTTTCAGTATTCCAATAAGATATTTCTTCTGGATTATCTCCAGTTTGAACAACTGTAAAATCAGTGCTTACATAAGAAATATTGTTTACACTTAGATAAGCTTTAATTTCATCATTAAGTGACATATTTTTTCCTTTTTAGTTAGAGATGCCATATAAAGAAATTGTGCCAGATGACATATTTCCAGAAGCAGTTAATACTTTTATAGCTGTAACATTCAAATTAACATTAGCACTTCCACCAAAAGTTTCTGCTATGTGATAATCTCCAGATTGATGATAATAACTACTAAACCCATTTATTTCAGCAACATATGAGGAAGTTACACCTGTGACATAAAAAATACCACTTGTTTGAACGGCAGCATTTAGTTGTGTTGTTAAATACATTCCAGATGCTCCTACGTTGTTAGTAGCATTGATAGTACCACCAGAAACACGAATACCAGTTGTGTTATATCCTGAAGTTGTATATGTAGGTCCACCCCCAGAACCAAGTTGTACAATTAAATTTGGTGAGCCTGTATTTGCTACATTGAAATTGAAAATAACAAAATAATAAAGATAGCCACTTAATCCAGTAAATGCAAAAGATGATGAACTAGATGCAGTTAAGGTGCTAATTAAAGTCATAGCACCAGAACTAGGACTTGTCCATGTTGGCGCTGATCCTGATCCTTGCGATGTTAATACTTGACCTGATGAACCGTAGTTTGCGCCAGCAATTCCTAATTGACCTGCTGTACCAACACGAAAACGTTCGTTATTATTAGTTGCAAAAATTAACGGGATAGAGGTAATTGTATAAATCCCTAAAGAAAGAGATGATGCATAAATTTGCGCAACGTTTGTACCACTTGAATTGAAATCAAGCTCACCACCAGAAGAACCATTTAATGTAATAGTTGAGTATCCTGCATAACTATTAGGGCTTGTTGTTCCTAGTCCCAAGTTACCACTATTATTTAGTGTCATTGCTTGGGTAAAAGTTTGTCCATATTTGGTTGTGCTTGTACCAGTTTCAAAAATCAACTGACGAGTTGAACTTTCCCGTAGACGCCAAGCCAAACGATTACTACCACCGTCACTTCTGTCAAACCAAACAAACGGGTCATCACTAGATTGTCCAATTGCAATAGAAGCAGCGGGATCTGCGGTAATGTCTAAAGGATAACTAGGACTACTTGTACCTATACCTAGACGATTGTTTGTTGAATCCCAAAACAAATTTGCTGAACCACCAAAAGCACCGCTATTGTTGTATTGAACATAACCGTTAGATCCACCTGGAGATGATGTTGAAACAGTAGCCCAAGTACCGTCACCCCTTAGATATGTGCTAGAAGATGGTGTTCCTGTCACTGCTCCTGATAGTGCAGTCACGCTAGAGATGATTGTTCCACTTGTAGGCAATGTCACAGAAGTGTTTGCAGTGGCTGTGAATGTTTGAGTGTATGCGCCAGCATGAGTTACATTGCCTGAAATTGTAATTGAGCTATTGTTAGCCAATGACAATAACGTTTTGTATGTTCCTGATCCTGTACCAACATACAAATTTCCATCGGTAATGTTGATGGCCAACTCACCTGTGGTAATGGTTCCAGTTCCTGTTAACGGATTATGACCAGTTGTAGAACTGTTATATGTGATGATTGGTGTATAACCTGATGCTGCCATTAGAATGTTCCTCCTGAGATGCCAGATGTGGCAGTAAGTGATGTAAATTTACCAGTTGATGCTGTTGTTGCACCGATTGGTGTGCCATCAATTGATCCACCTGTGATTGCCACGCTACTAGCATTTTGCGTTGACATTGTACCTAATCCAGTGATTGCTGTACTAGGTATTGTGGTTGACGCTGTCATCGTGCTTGTGCCATTACCGTACACATAGCCCGATAATGTGGTTGCACCAGTTCCGCCGTTAGCAACTGGTAATGCAGTACCTGAATAAGAAACTGCCAAAGTCCCATTTGTTGTAATAGGTGAGCCAGTTACAGATAAAAATGATGGTACAGTCAAAGCCACACTAGTTACAGTACCGCCTGAAGCAGGTGTTGCGCTAATTGTGATTCCTCCTGCAGTATTACTAATTGATACATTAGTACCTGCAGTTAGTGTTGAGAGCGTATAACCTGTGCCATTACCAATAGCTAATTGACCATTTGTGGGCGTTGCTGTTAATCCTGTACCACCATAAGCTACACCAATTGCTGTGGCATTCCATGTACCTGCTGCTAAAGTGCCTACACCGGTGATACCTGTATATGAGCCACTTAAACGTGAAGTACCAAGCGTGCCTGAAGTAATATTCGATGCATTAGTTGTGTCAGTTGTAGCTGATGCTGCCAACCCAGATACAGCACCTGCAGCAATTGCAATTGATGTGTTTGTAACTGAAGTAACACGACCATAAGTATCAACAGCCAAAACTGGAACTTGTGATGCAGAACCATATGTGGCAGCCGTTACACCAGAAGTTGCTAAAGCAATTGTAACAGCAGATGCACCAGTATAGCTTGTACCTGTTAGTCCTGTCCCAATGGTTAAAGCATTAGGATTAGCTGCAGTAATTGTACCAGAAGCCCCTAGTGCAATAGATGTACCATTAACAGTAACTGAACTATTAGTTAAAAATGCATTACTAAATGTTCCTGAAGTAACTTGACTTGCCGCAATAGCAATTGATGTGTTACTTGCACTTGTAATTTGACCTTGAGCATTAATTGCTAAAGTAGGCACAGATGATGCTGTGCCATATGTTGTAGCAGTTACACCTGTATTTGAAATGCTAAACTGTGTACCAGTAAGAGTTAATCCTGTACCTGCTGTATAAGCACCTGGGCCACCAATTTGTACAAAAACTAAAGGCGTTGTACCAATAGTAATAGGTAAATCAGTACTTTGTACCCATTGTGTACTTGCATTAACAGTTCCACTAATGATAAAAGTTGTATCACCAGGAGCTACTTCATTAGTTCCAGAACCTGACTGATCATAATCAGTTGCACGAGTCAACACCCAACCAACTGACCCTGATCCTACACTGGTAACAGTATAAATACCATTGTATTGTCCAGAAGTTTCATTCTTAACTAAAATTCTTTGGCCGACATTTGGGTTCGCACCATCAATTGCTAAAGTAGCAAAAGGACTTGTTTTAGTAATTGTGGCACCAACACCAGACGTACCATTGTTATACGTAACAGTGCCTAAGTCGGCGGTTGTTGCATAATTACAAGCAGCATGATAGTTAACGCCTGTTGCAATAGAATCAGCATAAGACTTATTAACAATATCATTTGCATTTACAGGTGTCGTGGAAATTGTTCCACTTGTCATAGCTACACTAGTAAATGTACCTGCTCCAGGTGTTGAGCCACCAATTGTGACACCATTAACTGTTCCGCCTGTGATGGCAACTGAACTAGCACTCTGTGTTGACATTGTGCCAAGCCCAGAAACTTGTGTGTTAGCAATTGCAATAGGCGTATCGGCTAGTGCAGTTAACTGACCTTGTGCATTGACAGTTGCTGTTAAAGTCTTAGATGATGAGCCATAAGACCCTGCAGTAACTGCAGTATTTGCAAGACTAATTGTGACAGCCGCTGATCCGGTGTATGACCCTGAATTTAACCCTGTGCCAAATGTAAGAGCATTTGGCGTTGCAGCCGTAATTGTTCCTGACCCACCTAGTGAAATAGTTGTGCCATTAACAGTAAGCGATGAATTGGTTAGTTGCGCATTTGTAATTGTGCCGCTTAATGCGGTTGTAGGAATCGTAGTACTGGCAGTCATTGCACTTGTACCATTTCCATACACATAGCCTGTTAAAGTACTTGCACCTGTACCTCCGTTTGCAGCATTTAATACACCTGATAAAACAATATTACCTGATGTTGCAGATGCTGGAGCAAATCCAGTAGTTCCTGCGCTAAATGTGCTTACACCACCTGCTTGAGTAAACTGTTTCCATACCCCATTAGCAAACCCATAATATGTGTTTGTGTCTGTGTTATATCTAATTTGACCATTAGTACCTACAGGCTGTTGAGCAGTAGTACCTACAGGGATTGTAATTGCCCCTGTTCCTGGGACAACAATGTTATTGTCAAGACCTATTGTAGGATTAGTAGATCCGTCACCCCCACTAACTACAATTTGACCACTTGTACCGGCTATTTGTCTTAATCCTGCGCCACCACCACTTACAGCAACTAATCCTGAACCAGAAAGAGCCGCAATAGCAGCGGCTATGCCATTTAATGAAAAAGTAGGGTTACCACCTGTACCATCAGCATTTGATACTGATAAACCATTTCCTGTGACTGCTAATTGTCTTGCTGCAACAGTGGTTGCACTATCTTTGACAATAATACCGCCTGATGCATTGTCTAAACTAAGTGCTGCGCCTGTTAGATTAATTCGATAATAAGAATCTGATCCACCGTCAGTAAAGTTTATCCCCGTCCCTGAAGATAAATATCTACTATTTGGAAGTGTCAACTCTTGATTGACAGTAAGAAATGTTTGTGTTTGAACAGGACTGTTTGCAATAGCAGAAACTGTAGTTTGTACAGTTTGTCCGTTTTGAACAACCGGCACTAGTTCCGCACCTGTAATAGCACTTGGGGCTGTTGGTAATTGTGATATTCGAATATTAGACATGTTATGGGCTCAAATTGTCTAGGTTTCCATCGACTTGATCTTGTGAAGTCTCTGGGGCGATACCAAATTCACCAGCACTACTAGGCACTGCAGACTGACCTGTACCATTTACGATATTAGGATCAGTTGTGATAGCATCATTATACTGAGAAATATCAGCATCAGGCCTAGGAAAGCGAATAGATATTTTTTCAGGCTGACGTGCAGGTAGTCTGTAAGGGTCTCTTTCATCATTGCAACCAAAATTACAAACACGTAACCCAGGAATGTTCCTGTCATTACCTATATCATCATATGCACGCTTCATTTTGCAGCGATCGCAGATGGCAATAGATAAGACAGTATTTCCTCGAGTATTAAGCCATATGCTCATCTTGTGTATGGGGAAATATTAGGTGCAAAATAGATGGGAGACTTATCTCTTTCTTCTTGTTCTGCTTGCATCCAAGTCTCATTTGATTCAGCTTTTAAAAGTTGAATTCGAGTTGGGTCAACTGCAGGCAGTTCAAGAGCCATTTCATACGCAAGTAGGTTCTGAATGGCCAGATACCATCTCTGTGGGATTTCTATTTGTCCTTGTAATGAACCGACATCTTGTATGTAGCGATGGCACCAAGCCACAATCTGAGGACTATAAATTCCTGGTGCAGGCCACAAGTACATGGACGGCTGAGGAATAGTTCTGTCAAACCAATACTGCAGTGGGTAATTGTTTGTGAAATTCTTGTTTGGCAAGTTGACATAGTCATCTCTATTCATTCTTGCCATCGGAATTTCAGTTAGATTAGATCCGAACACAACTTGATAAACTGCCATGTTCACACCGGCAGTTTGAACAATCCGCCAATACGGTTGGGTTGCAGATGGGTCGAGATCATAGTATAACCATGTACCTGATACCCAATTAACAGCTCCTGGGCTAGCTACTGTAGTCCACGTAACACCATTGCTTGAATATTGAATCTGAATGGTTACAGAACCGCTGACAGCCGGCAAAATACCAACTGTACCCATATAAATACCATTTCCAGTACCTAGATTAATACCGATTGAGCTAGTATTGTTTGTACATTGGCAAATATTGGTGTACTGACCATCAAATGCATAACTTCCATTACCTGTAGTTGAATAACCACCTGTAGTATTGGCTGTAAGTGTTCGATAATTGGCATTTAGTACGTCTACAACACCTGAATCAAGATAGTAAATGTAGTGATCAGGCACCATGCCTAAAACAAGCTTCTGAATACACCAATATTGGATACCTCTATTGGCTAGATGAGACAAAACATAGTAAAGACTGTCTTTCGAAGCTGCTACTTGCTCATCTGTCAACTCTTCAGCTAATTTACCGGCTCTGCGTGCTCCGTGATCAATTAGTTGTTGAACTGATATGACTGTCTGAGAAACAGTGCCACTTGTAGACATTTACCATCCTTTAATGTCATGTTTCTTAGTTTGACCACCTGTGGCACAATGCCATCTTTTTAGCGATGCTGCTTTACGAGTAGGACGACCTTTTTCATCTTTCATCGGTCCTTTCATTCCGCTCATTCTAGCACAAAAGCTATCATGTCTTGGTCCTTTTTCTTGTGGTGCTTTAAGATGACTTCCGGTTTCTCGATTGACTTTATCTCGACCTTTTTGAGTTAATCCTGCACCTCTATCTGTAGGAAGTTTTTCACCTCGTTTAACAGAAAGATGGACATCACCACCATGCTTTTTGCTTTGTGAATGCTTTAAGTCATAGTCTGTAGGAGCACCTTTGCTGCCAGGTTTACGCATATGTTCGCCTGACCCATGCTTGATTCGTTCTTGCTTAGCATGTATATTGTCCCATAAGCCACCAGATTTCTTTCCCACAGACCGCTTGGTAGCATATGCAATTGCAACGGCTTGCTTAACTGGTTTGCCGGCTTTAACTTCAGCGGACACATTCTTACTAAAA